TCCTGCGATAGCCGCTGGTAATACAATTACAACTTCATATAAATTCTTATATACAGGTTCCCAAACTTTGTTATGTGATTGTATATTACTAAAATGTGGTAATGGCATATCTTTTTAATTATTTTTTTCTTATTCTTATATATATAATTATATAATGTCTATTTTCAATTTTTTTGTTTAACTTATATATTAAAGTTAAAAACTCATTTTTTATTATTTATAAACAAAACACATATGTCCTGAATTATATATTCTAAAAATATTATTATTATTCATTATTTCTTTTTCAGTTTCACCAACACCTTTAATTTGACTTTTTCTAAAATTAAATCTATGTTTTCTAACATTATCTATTACATAATGATAACTTGGTGTTGTAATATGTGACAAATCAAAATTTAATATTTTATATAAATTACCATTAGAATAACTTCTATCAGCATAAGATACTATACTACTTGGTTTATATTTTTTCAAGAAATAATTAAAAAGTTTAGATGCACCACCTATCACACTAGTATTTAGTTTATTACAAAACCTTAATAATTCATAATCATATTTTTTTATTTTACCTATACCTAATCTATTTTTACCAAAAGTCATTAAAGAAACTAAATTATCATTATAAAATAAACCTAATTTAATTTTAGAACCCACAAAACCTTGTATATGATTTGTTTCTAGAAAATTTCTAATTATATCAATATTTTTTATTTCTTTTATTATACATTTTCTAGCGAATATTTTATATTGTATTTTCTTTATTTTATTAAGAATCATAGATTTTATTATATTCTTTTTATATATCCAATCATCTTCATAAATATGAAATAAATTAATATTTTTTTCTATACAATAATTAGTTTTATCATAATGATAATTCTTATCTTTATATAATTCAGAATGCCAATATAATCCATTAAATTCAAATGCTAATTTTAATTCAGGTAAATAAATATCTAATTCTTTTTTAATAATATTTCTACAATTTGTTATAATTTCACCATTATAATTTTCTTCAATAAAAGAAATAATTTCTAATTCTAATCCTGATACTGATTTATTTATTGGGTTACATTTTGTACATATTGTTGTATTTGTTCTTCTTCTAGCATTCAAAAGTACATAATTAATTGTAAATTCATGTCCTTTTTCACAAATCATAGTATATTCTTTTTTGATAGGATCTATTTTTATAATATTATATTCGGGATAAAATTTTAAATATTTTTTAGATAATGTTTTATTTAGATTATATTTAGCTTTTTTCTTTATTTCATTATTTTGTAAAGCAAATTTAACACCATATTTATTCATCATAGTATTAAAAATTTTTTCTTCAATTTCATGATTTTTTCTAACATTATCAACACCATATTTATCTATATTAGTTTTTTTCATTTTATCACGTATTATTTCACTTTGTAATGGGTGCAAAACATTATAATTATTTTGTAAAGTGTTTTTTGATTTTTCTTTAATATTGTTATTTAATAAAGGTGAATTATGCCCATATTTATCATTATTTGTTTTTATAATTTTTTCTTTTATTTTTTTATTTTCCGCTGGTGTCTTTGTTCCAAATTTTTCAATATTAGTTTTTTTTCGTTTTTCTTTAGTTTTATTACTCGAACTCATACATTCTTTAGAACAATATTCATAATAACCTATTGTACTATTTTTAAATTTTACTTTTTTACCACAATAACATAAAACCTCATCATCAATATCATTATACCAATGATAAACTTGTTGTTTAAATGGTAATTCATTTAATTTATTAATTTCAGAATATTTAATTATTGCATTTAATATATCTTGATAATTTTGCTCAAGATATTTTTTTCTAAACATTTTACCAGATTTATCTAAATTTTCACTAAAAACTTGTTTCACAATATATGTATTGTTTATTCCTATATATAAAATAAAAAAAGACCAAATTAATATTTGGTCTTTTTTTATTTTTATCAATTAAATTTTATTGAAATCCACCAGACTCGATGTCTCCTTTTTTCAATATTGTAATATTGTTCACTATAATACCCATACCTTTTATGATTTCAATGTATGTGTCAAGGACACCCATTTGTAAGTCAATAATATAGTTAGTATTATTTGTTTCGTCAATAATATTCTTAAAGTTATATAAACCGTCTCTGTCTTGTAAATCTTTACAAATTCTATCTGCTCTGAATTTAATCTCACCTCTAATTTCAGGTGTATTGAATCTCCATTGGTATCTCAATAACATATCGTATAATGAGTTTTCTAATTCTATAAGAAGTTCTCTTGAATGTATGAAACTTAATGAGCTGAATGGGAATACTTGTGCTGTACTCTCTGAGTTAATACAGTATCCAGCATTTCTTTTCTTAACGATAGGGTTAAGATTCATTTGATATAAGTTTTCTAAATCTTCATTAGTGAAATCCATTTCAACACCAGCAATATCAGTTACTCTACCGTTGCTGATACCTGCTGCGATTGTCCAAGGTACTACCGCTGCTGATGCTGCAGTGAATTTTCTCATATATGTTGAAGCACACCATGCTGCTGGTGGTACATTCTTTGAAATACCTTCATCATCTATTCTCACGTATGGGAAGAAATATCCTACACAACTTCTACCAACACCCGCCGCGAATGAGTATAATTGTGATGGGTTTTTACTTTCATCACCACCATCTTTCAAGAATTCTATATTCAATGTTCTATCATCATTAATAAATGAAGGATTAGAACTCGCTTTCAATTCTTTAACACTTGGCGCATTAATGAAACCTAAACAGTTAAGTTTCATACCACAAAGGTCTGCATATACTTGTTTTGATTTACTTTCTAAACCAAGTCCGAATGAATCAACTAAGTATCTCCAAGTAATCTTATTCTTATTCACAAGACCTTTAGCAAGATTTGTTGTCTTACCCATTACATCAAGAATAGTATTCTGTCTTGTATCTGTTCCATTAGGAATTGAGTCAGCGTGAATTGTAAATGGAGTTAATTTAATACCTTTATAAGTATCAACATATACATCAACTTGTGGGTAAGCCATTGTCTGATAATCAGGAGTACTTCCATCTGTTTGTGTAATTGTTGTAATCTTAATAGGTACATCAGTTCTCAACATCTTCCAATTAGAATTAGTTGAATCAATAGTAATATCAATAATTCTTGCTAATTTCTTAGGATCATATCCGAATAGTGCTCCACCAGAAGCGTATAATGATTCATCATAGTATGCTTCAAGGAAGTCACCTTTTCCTATTTCTGAGAATCTAGTTTTATCAACTTTGATTTCATAAATTAAGTTTGGTAATTTAGATTGGTCTAATGATTCTATCTCAACAGTTTGTTTGTAGTTAGAAGTATTAGAATAAACTATAAAACTTTCACCATATGTTGTTATCCAATTTGTTATTGGTTCTGGTGATGTTCCAGTTGTGTCAGAAACTAAATCAATGTATAAGTTATCTGTATTTTCTAACCACATCTTTAGATAAATCTTTGTACCTGTAGTTCCACTTGAATTATCAGTGTAACCAAAGTCATAGTTATTTATCACACCATTATAGTAATCTAAGTATAGTGTTGAATATTTACCAATAACACCTGCAGCATTCGATAATGCATTGTTTGTTGTTTGACCTGAACCAATCAATGTTTCTGCTGGTGCCATAGTTGTAATTAATCTATCTGTAGCAGCAGTTCCAATATAAAACTCATTATCTACATAATACACTAACCATTTGTATGTATTTGAATCATAGAAACTTGTGTGTTCATCTGTCCCAATAGGTATTGTTATTGTAGCATTGAAAGATGTTGAATAATCAACAAATGAACCACTTGTTATTTCTTTCTTATATCCTGAAGCATTTATAATAACACCTTTTCCATCATCTAATGCACCTTCTAATTCATTATATACTGCTCTATATCTCAATTTGTTATAATCCGTTAAATCAGTTGTACCTGATGTATTACCAAAAGTAAATTTAAGATGATTTTGTCCACCTGATGTATAACCAGTTAATACTATATCACTTAATGGTACATAACCATTTGTTTGGTCTAATGAAATAGGAGTATAATCACTCATTATAGCATAATTTGTTGCCGCAGTTAATGGAGTAACACCTGATGTAATATAATGTTTCAAGTAACCAATAATAATAGCATCATCCATATCAGTTGTAAATTCTGGCATAGAAGCATTTGAATTATTACCTTGTGTACCTTTTAATATATTAACTTCTGCATTATCTCCTGCAGTTAAATACATAACATCATATCTTTCATATCCATATCCGTTAGATAAATCGTCTGTTCCGATTTCAAGTGGATCAAAAGTATATGAAGTAACTGCTGTATTAAATGTATAGGCTGTTCCACCTAAATTGAAGTATGCGTTAGTAAGACTACTCATACCAATTTTAATTCTCTGAACATATAAATCACTAGGTTGTGATGAATTATCTATAACAACTGGTGAACCACCTTCTGTTGTTGATACAGTAAACCATCTTTGACCATCTGTAACACTTTCGATATAATATGCAGTATTTGCTGATAAACCACCATAAGTTTTATTGAAAAATACAACATCACCAACATCTAGTGGTACATGATAATCTACGAAAGGAGAATCAACTACAACAATTTGGTTAGAAGGAGTGTATGGTAAATATAACCAACTTTTACCTGAAGAGTTAGTTGAACCATAAATTTCATAAAGTGTTGAACCTGTGTTACCAACCTTAGCAGTATCAACATACCAATTTGTCTTTTCGCCTGTTCTACTATCATAACCTAAACCAGCAAATTGTTCACTAAGAACTGATGAATAGTTACCAAAAACATTACCATAACTATTTAATGGTGTGTTATCATATGCCTTAGAACCTAAGATATTTTCATTATATGATAAGAAGTCCAATTCTGTTGTTTCTTGTCCAACGATACCATCACCAATTAAGTCCATTTTACCTGTTGGATAATCTGAATCAAGTAATAAGTCTTCGTTATAAGTACAGAATAAACCTGTCTTATCTGTATCATTATTAATAACTGTTTTAACATATAAGTCTGTTCCGTTAAGGTCCTTGAAATAAGGTATTAATGATACATCATAATATGCTAATGTAGTTACATTTGTTTCATCAACAAAATCTTGAACAACAGTTTTGTCCAAACCTTCTGATGTGAAATAATTACTCCAAGTAGTATCAACTGAAAGACTATCATAGTCAGTCCAATCACCTTCCAAAACAAGTACAGAAACCATATAATCAGAAATCCAATCTTTAGGGTGTAAGTAAGCAGGTACCTTAGAAACACCACCATACCAATCTTCACATGTTACATCAAAGCCAGTTACAGACGATTTATACATAAATGTTGTAATAGTCTTTTCACCTAAGTTAGTAACATGTAATAGTCTATCTGTGTCTGGTGTTGGATCATTTACATAATCCAAAAATGCTTCTTCATCTCTTTCCCAGAAATCTTGTCTGTTGAAAAGTCTTGAATAAGGCATTGATTTTGTTGCTGCATTATCGAATACTGCACCACAAGAAACTGATTTCCAATTTACTGTATCTCTTGTATCATCTGTTGATAGCAAATTAAGTGCCCAAATCGGACCACTTTGTAACATTTTAATACAAGTTCTATGAAAGTAAGATCCTTTTCTTTCTAAACCTCTATCAATATCACCGAAGATTCTTACGAAATCTACTCTATTAGTAACATATACTGGTCTGTTTACTGGTCCCTTTTTAGAAAATCCTGGCACTAAATTAATCAACACATTCTGAACTGGTAATTCAATTATTGAATTGTCTATCTCATTGATAAATATACCAGGTCTTTTGTATTTTCCTAAATCTTTGTTTTGAATTGGCATAATTTAATTATTATTTTTTAATTATACTTATATATTAATTATAATTTCCGCTTTTTGTTATATATTAAAGTATTATTATCACTTTTTTTCTAAGCGGAACATAACCAATATTTATAGGTATATATTAAAAAATCAAACAAAAATTACAGTAATTTCTTAAGGTGGTTGTTGAAAATTATTTCAACCTCATTTTTATATTCGGAAGGATATACTATTGAATCATGAATCGTGAATAACCTAATATCTGGAAATTTTTCTTTTATATCTGTAACCACATCATTAAAGATAAATTTACTCTCTAAATTTTGTAATTCATGACTTAAAGATTTATATGAAACTGATAAATACTTATATTCCTTAATATATT